AAGGCAGGACGCGCCCGAATTCTCACCCGGACGCGCCCACGGACACGGGGACGGTTGACCCTGGAAGATGAACCGAACCCGTAGAAAGCGAGTATAACAGTGAAGTACGACGAAAACGAATTGCGGGCGACCTTGGAGGCCGTCAACACGCCCGAAAACCTTCGGGCGTACTGCGAGAGCCGATTAGATCGGCGCGGGGCTAACAACTACGTTTGCCCCAATTGTGGCAGCGGCACGGGCAAGAACAAGACGGCGGCGTTTACCATCGACCGCAACAAAGGCCGCTGGAAGTGCTTTAGCTGCGACGAGGGCGGCGACCTCCTAGACCTTATAGGCATCGTCGAGGGCGCGGCAGAATTCGCCGACCGCCTGGAATCGGCAACCAGGTTTGCGGGCGTTGCAATGCCCGGAGGTTCGACCGACCAGGACGCACCCAGGACGGCACCGAAACCCAAGCCCGCGAAAGACTACAGCGGCGGGCGACTGTCCCATAAACGGTACATCGAAGAATCACGCGCACGACTTCAAGGAACACCCGAAGCAATGGCGTACCTCCATGCTAGGGGCTTCAACGACGGCGAAATAGAGGCGTTCGGCTTCGGATACGACCCGGAGGCGGGCGGCGCGAAGGACGAGCGCGGCGAATGGTGCAAGCGCGGGCGCATCGTCATACCGTGGAAGGGCTGCGACTACTACCACGTAGACCGTAGCACCGACGAGGGCGCGAAAGAACGCAAGTACACCAAACCCAAGGCCGATGAAGTGGGGGCGCAACCCGTAGCCTGGAAGGGCGCACTTGACGGCGAATGTTGTTTCGTGGTCGAGGGGCTTTTGGACGCTTACGCCGTCGAGGCTATGGGCTACAACGCCGTACCGCTTGCCGGAACTGGATACGAGAAGACTTTGCAGGCCGTTTCTACGAAGGGCTACGAGGGCGTTTTGGTGCTCATGCTGGACGGCGACGAGGCGGGCAAGGCTTCGCAGGCGAAAGCCGCCGAACTGTGCGACGTGCTCAAACTCGCCCATATAGAAGCCGACTTCGCCGCCGACACGGGCGCGAAGGACGCTTGCGAGGCTTTGGCGGCCGACCGCTCGAAGGCAACCCAGGCGCTTAACTTCATAGCGGCCGAGGCCGTCAACCACGCCCGCGAATTGGAGGAACGGCGCACCCGCGAGGCAATGGCAGCGTTGAAGATGCAAGACCCGGCAGAGATCGCGGCGGATATTTTCAACTGCAAAGGCACCGAGGTACCCGTATCGACGGGCTTTAGCAGCCTGGATAACGTCACAAACGGAGGGCTTCGGAGCGGGCTTGTAGTTCAGGGCGCTACAAGTTCGGCGGGCAAAACTACTTTCGTCGTGCAAGTTGCCGACCAGATAGCCGCCCAGGGGCGACCCGTCCTTTTCGTTACCATCGAGCAGAGCGGGCGCGAGATCGTGGCGAAGTCGCTTTCGCGCATGATGGCGCAACGCGGCTACGCGGGCGTTGGACTGTGGGAAATGTCCGACACCCGTTACCGCAACCGCTGGCCTGAACAGAAGACGCAAGTATTGTTCGACGCTATGAGCGACTACATGGAGCAGGTAACGCCCAACCTCGTAGTTATGGCGGCAGACGAGCAGCCGACCGTTAAGCAGATTGAGGCGGCGGCGTACGCTATCGCGGCGGATCGCGGCGTTTCGCCCGTCGTGTTCGTGGACTACCTGCAACTTCTGGCACCGCCGACCGACCACAGCACCGACAAGCAGGCGGCAGACTACAACGTTTCACAGCTTCGCAGGATGGCACGCGACCTCAAAACGCCCGTCTGGGTTATCTCGTCGCTGAACCGCACGAGCTACAGCGGCGTTATCGAAATGGAGTCTTTCAAGGAGTCGGGCGGCATCGAATACGGCGCTGACCTGCTGTTAGGCTTGCAACCCTACAACATGAAAGAGAAAATGCGCGAGGGCAAGGGCAAGAGCAAGGACGCACAGGAGGCGCGGGCTAAAGACCTCGTCACCGAGTACCGGGCTAAGGTTGTCCGCGAGTCTGAAATAGTCGTGCTCAAGAACCGCAACGGCTACATTCCCTCACGCACCTTGCCGTTTACCTACGACGCTGCAAGTTCTCTTTTCACCGAGGGCGTGTAATCGACGGAGAAGCCCGCTAATCACTCCTAGGGGCATCTATACCCAAAAACAGCCAAACGAGCCTCACGCGGGCTTATACAAGCCCGTTTCACGGAAGGACTAACCAATCATGAACAAAGACACGAGGATTGTAAGCAGGTTTGCAGCGGTAACGACAGACCAGATAGAGAGCGAGCACGTTATGGTATTCCCCGACGTTGAAACCCTCGAAGACGCGATGAACAAAGCGCCGTTTGTAACGCCCAAAGGTTACACGCTTTACACGGTTCGACCGATTGACGGAGACGAAGCCGCCGAAATCGGCGCGTTGTAGGAGAGGGGCGCACGATGATTGAGATTAACAGCAATGCCAACATTGACGAGATCAGGGAGCGCCGTTTGTCGGCCTGTATTAAGATGGTCGAGGACGCTTACCAGGTGGACGGCTACGGAGTCGCCGAGCTAATCGGGATGGATAAACGAACCTGGACGCGCTACAAGCGTCTTCCCTGGGGCAAGAAGGGCGCTAACCTTATTATGGGTCTTTGCCAACTCACGGGGGTTAGGCCGTCGTGGTTGTGCGCGGAGGACGTGGAACCGCTCATAATCAAGTAAAACCTAAGTCGAGCGGGCTTAGATAATCTCGCCGACAATGCCCGATAACCCGCCTGGAATGGAAAAGCCCAGTTCAGGCGGGTTTTTTAGTGTTTGATAATAAGTATTATGTGAACTTATCGCGGTAGCACACCCGTTAAAGGCGTGGCACTTTGCTAACTGTTTCGCATGGTGTATACTAGCAAGTAACACTAAGAGCGCAAAGTGTAACACCTTCGCGAACTTAGCCCTTACCGCAAGAACGACAAAGGAGGCTATTACGGCTAGCCTTGCAAACCTTTTCAAGCGCCGTGACTTGAAACGAGCCGACCGCCTGGAAGTAACCGGGCATACTTCGACCTTCACGGCATTTTCTGGCGACCCCTACGCTAACGACGTTTTCAGGGCTGGCGTTGACGCGATCGCGCGGCTTGCCGCAAAGTTCCTTCTAACGCCCGTCGTTAAGTTCTCGGACGGCACGAGCGCCCAGGGCGACGATAGGCTAGCCCACCTTCTACAGGTCGAGCCTAACCCGCTTATGAGCGCCTACGACATGCTCTATCAGCAGTACACGCACCTTTACTTGCACAACAACAGCTATGTTTACATCCACCGCGAGGGCGGGCGAATCGTCGGCCTGTACCCGGTTCACGTTTCAAGTTGCGAGTACACCGTAGACCAGGCGGGCAACGTCTATTGTCATTTCGTCTTCGCCAACGGCAAGCAATACGACTTGCCTTATCGTGACGTTATCCACCTTCGCCGACACTTCAACAGCGCAGACGTTGAGGGCGACCCCAACGACGCTATAGCGGCGGGCGTGGAGCTGGCAGACACCCAGAACCAGGGCATACAGCAGGGCATCAAGGCGGGCGCTTCAATCCGGGGCATCGTGCATTTCACACAGCTTTTGCCGCCCGACAAGATGAAAGACCAAAAAGAGCAGTTCGTTAAGGACTATTTGAGCCTTGAGAACAGCGGGGGCATTGCCGCCGTTGATACCTCGATGGAGTACACGCCGATTGAGTCTAAGCCGCTGAACATCAGCAAGGAAGACCAGGAGGCCACCCGCTCGAAGATTTACGCATACCTCGGAATTAACGAGCGCCTCGTAGACTCCACTTTCACAGATGACGAATTCGGCGCGTTCGACGAGAGCGTTATAGAATCGCTGGCACTCCAAACCGAACTCGAATACACGCGCAAGGTATACACCGCCGACGAGATCGCGGGCGGGCGCAAGATTGATTGCAGCACTTCGCGCCTGCACTTCATGAACAACGCCCGCAAGGTCGAACTTTTGAAGAATGCCATACCTATGGGCGTTATCACGGTAAACCAGGGCTTAGACCTTCTGGGCTTGCCGCTCATCGCGGAAGACCGCCGTATTCAGTCGTTGAACTACGCGAGCGCCGACCTCGTAGACCAGTACCAGCTTTTCAGGGCTGGCAACGGCACCGTTCACAGCGCCTTAGACGGGGGTTTCGCGCCTGGGGACATTCAGGGAATGCCCGACGATGACGGCGACGAAACCGACCCCACGGCCTAGGAGGGCAGCGCATGAAGGCACCTGTTAACTTCCAGCTTCTAAAGAACATCGCCGTTTCTGTGGGCTTGCCCGCCTACCACGGCGAAGTACACCAGTACGAAGGGCGCGAGTATCCCAACCTGACCATTCTTATAAAGGCCGATGGAACGGGGTATTACGCCTACCTTTACACGGGCGTTTCGGAGCCTGGAACCATCACGGAAATAATTAACGACCTCGAACGCGCCTTCAAGTCGCACGGCATCGCCTACGTTGCCAACGGGGCTGTTGTGAGCGGAGGCCATAGGGCGCTCGAATACGAGATTGAGGCGTAAATGAAAGAGATCAGAACCGCGACCCTGGACGCGACCCAGGAAGAAATGACCCTCACGGGCTGGCCTATCGTGTTCGACACCCCGACCACGATTAACGACCCGGACGGGCGAACCTATACCGAGATAATCGAGCGCGGGGCGCTGGACTTCGCAGACCTGCACGACTCCACGCTCATTTACAACCACGACGAAAACCGCGTCCCTTTGGCGCGTACACCCGGCACGATGACGCTAGAAGTAACCGAACGGGGCTTGTATATGGTTGCCAAGCTGGCAGGCGACAACCAGACGAGCCGCGAGGTTTACAGCGCGGTAAAGCGCGGCGACTTGTCGGGTATGTCGTTCGCTTTCACGGTACCGGAGGGCGGCAGCTCTTACGACCCCGTGACGAACACGCGGCGAATCAGCCGAATTGCCAAGGTGTACGAGGTTTCAGTAGTTCCGTTTCCCGCCTACCCCACGACCTCGGTAGAGGCGAGGAGCGCCATACAGAAGGCGCAGGGCGAGCAGGAACGCCGAGCCTTGATTATCAGGGCGAACCGACTTTCACTAAGGAGAATAAACAATGACTAAGTACAACACCGTTGCAGAAGCCTACCAGGCTTGGAAGAACTCTACCGTTCCCGTGATGGAGGCACGCGCCCAGGCAATCGCAAAGGACGTTGCCGAGAACGCCGAGGCCGACATTACCGCCTACAACATCGAGCTTGAGGGCATCGAGCAGGCTATGGCAGAGAAGCGCGGCGCACAGGATGACCGCAAGGCACCCGCCGAGTACAAGCCGCCCATCACCTACCCGGGCGACCTCGCAATGAACGCGGCCAAGGACAAGGGCGCGGACACGGGCGCGGCCTCCAAGGTCTACCGTTCCGCGTTCTACAAGCACCTTCAGGGCAACAAGCTTACCCAGGCCGAGCAAGCCGAATTCGACAACGTTAACGCCGAGCTTCGCGCCAACGCCTTTAACAAGTTGAGCGACAGCGCGGCGGTTGTCCCCACCCAGACGCTTAACGAGATCATCGTTAAAGCCCGCGACATGGGCGGCATTCTTGGCATTTCGCGCGGCTTCAACATGCCCGCGAATATCGCTATCCCCGTCGCCACTCCGGGCGCGGCTGCGAGCTGGCACACCGAGGGCGCGAACGTCGAAACCGAGAAGGCTACGCCGACCTCGGTTACTTTCGGCGCTTACGAGATCATGCGCATTTTGTCCATTTCGGCGGCTGTTCGCACTATGAGCATTTCGGCGTTTGAGTCTTATCTGTCCGACGAGCTGACCGCCTCCGTTATGGCCTGCCTGGGTAAAGCTATGGTGAACGGCACGGGCAGCGGCCAGGGCAAGGGCATCGTTTCGGGCATCACCTGGACGGAAGGCACGAACAAGGTTACCGTTGCCGCCAACAAGTCGCTTGCATACGGCGACATCGTTAACGCTATCGCCATGCTGCACCGCGGCTACTCCAACGGCGCTAAGTTCGTCATGAACAACACGACGCTTTACGCGGACGTTTACGGCCTGGTAGACGAGAACAAGCGCCCCATTTTCGTAGCCGACCCGACCGAGAAGGGCAAGGGGCGCATTCTCGGTTTCCCCGTCGAGGTCGACGACTTCATGGACGACCACGACATTCTGTTTGGCGACTTCCGTTACAACGGCTACAACCTGCCTTCTGGCATCGCGCTTGACGTGAGCCGCGACAGCTCGTTTAGCAAGGGGCTTGTTGACTTCCGCGCGTTGGCTATCGCCGACTGCAAGCCCATCGTTGACGAGGCTTTCGTTTACGTCACCAAGGCCACGGCTTAGGCGTTAGGGGGCTGGAATGGCGGCATTCGACGGCTTGGAATGGCTGGACGAGACGGAGGCGCTAGACCTGTTGAGGGTGAGCGCGGATAACGTCCCAATCATCGAGGCGTTAGCCGCCTCCGTTCCCTCCTATGTCGAGGCGTTGACGGGATACCCGGCGTCCGTTACGGCGGGCGAGCGTTGCGACGATCTGGTAAAGCAGCTTTCGCGTTTCGTGCTGCAACTGTGGTTCAACCCTGACGGCACGGACGGCGGGCGTTTGGAGCAGGTCGTTTACTCGTTGGCCAAGAGCGTTAAGGCGCTCGTCGTTTCGGGCGACCTCCCGACCGTGGACGGCTAAGACGTGGAGCGCAACCCGGCACAAGTCGCCTTCTACAGGTCGAAAGCCTGGAAGCGCACGCGGGCGGCGTACCTGGAAAAGGCGCACCGCATTTGCGAACGCTGCGGAAAGCCCGCCGTGATCGTGCATCACAAGCGGCACATCACGGCGGGCAACGTAGGCGACCAGTCGGTAACGCTGGACTTCGCGAACCTCGAAGCACTCTGTATGGATTGCCACAACAAAGAGCACTTCGCGGGGCGAAGCTGCGAGCCTGGTTTGTACTTCGACGAGAACGGAGATTTGAGAACGGTATAGAGATTGCGGACGCTTGCCGCGCTGGACGCTTCAACGCCTGTGGTTCGATGGTTGCAGGTGACAAGGACAGAGAGCAGGCGGGCGAACGCGGAACGGCTGACGGTAAGGAACCTGACGCAATCGCGAGCGTGACGGAGAGATCACGGACACCGAAGGGAAACGCGGCGAGCGGCTGCGGTAAGGCGCGAACCAAACGACCCGGAGGTAAACCGCGAGCCTCGCGAGCCTGGGGCTAGAGGTAGCAGCTAGCGGCGACCTCGAAGACCTGCACGAATTCCACGGGCTGCACCAGGCGAGGGCGGTACCTCCTTTCGCCGAAGGCCGAACCTACAACGAGAGCCGACACCAAGGCGCGGCGAGCGCCCGCAATCTCGAAGCCGAAACCTCGAACCCGAACCCGTGCGTGATGGTTTGAAGCCTTAGAAGCGACCACAGAAGGCCATATAAGGCCGATTGTGCGCGATAGGGCAAAGAAGTACAGGCGAACGCGAAACGAGCCGCTACGGGCGTTTAGGACAGCCCAGACGCGCCGAGAACCACGCCCGACACACCCCCACCCGCTACTAAAAACATGTTGTAGGGCACCGGCGCGGGGACTGTTCTTTTACCGCGCGGCCTCATACGGGGAGGGGGGTTAAACAAGAAAAGCCCCACGCGGGGGCTTAAACTTCGGAAGGTGTTTAATATGAGCGAACTTAGCGAACTTGTTAACA